GGTTAAAAGTAATAGCGTCACCAGTCTTAGCTTCTGGCTGAGTACGCTGCAACTCAAATATTTTCTCTTTGTCTGACTTTACAGGCTTAGTAGCTTCAGCAACAGGCGGTGCTTCCACCTCTTTGGTAACGGCAGGCGCAGCAGCAGGCTTAGAAACCGCCTTGGGTCTTTCTCCCACAGCAGGAGCAGCAGGCGCACGACGTTCAAAAGCAGGACCAGCATCAGCAGGAGGTTGTCCATTTAGCTCCTCTAGGCGAGAATACGCCGCCTCTTCATATTCTTGAGGTGTAGGTCTTTGAGCAAGTGTTGTGCGCACCCAGTCAGCGCCCAGCAGGTTGCCAAGGTCAGGGTAAGGCTCCTCGTTAAACCTACGAGATATTAATACTGCAGTTCGTTCGGCTTGAAACTGACGCTCTTCTAGTGCAGCACGCTGCTCCGTTTCTCCTCTATCAAGTTGTCTAACAGTACTGCTAGCAAGGCCCAGTCCTCTATCGAGAGGAGATGCAGGTACTCCGGCGGCTCGCTCTGCTCCGCTAGGCAACGAAACGCTTCGCTCATCTGTACTTGGCTCAGTGACAAAAGGTGGCGGCTCGGTCGTAGGTACATTTTCTCCCTCCATCTGGAGCAAGGTGCGCTCCGCCCGTCCAGCCATAGTCCGCGCTTCATCTTCGGCGGACTGCCTTTGTATAACTCTACCTTCAGCGTCAGTGACCGGCATTTCCAACGCCGCTATTTCCTGTTGCGCTATCAGCATAGCATCTTCGGGCATAAAGCCCTGCTCAATATATGCCTGAGCTAGAGTCTGTACTCGTGGGTCTTCTACAGGAGCTGCAGGTTCTACAGGTGGGGTGGGCTCCACTTCCAGCTCAGGACGACGCGCAGCTTCCATTGCGGTCAGCGGAGGTGGTAGGGGTTCACCTTCAAGCTCAGGGCGACGTGCAGCCTCCAGCCTACCCAGTGTGGGGCGTGGGGTTTCCGGTTCTTCGGGTTTTAAGTACTGATTAATAGCTTGACGAGCTTCTTCGCTCACCGTAGCTTCCGGTGCTGCACCGCGTATAACTTCTACACCTTTGCTAAGAGCTTTTGCACCACCAGCCATAAGGCCAGACTGCATAAAGGTCTGTACCGTGGTGTCAGCAACTTGCTGTAAGTAATCGCTAAGGTTAGCATTTGGCGCTAAACCTATAGGAGACAAATCGGTTACAAACTGCCCTGTGGTCGTAGCTAGTTCGCCCGGCAGCTCACGTTTAAGAGTGTTGCCCAGCCAGCCTTTAAGTACATCGTTAGACATACCTTGTGTGGCCTGACGTATTTTATCAAGCTGAAATTTAAGCCCCAGCTTTTCTCCTACTATTTCAAAAGCAGCAAATAACCCAGCGCGAGCAGCTGCGTCACTACCTTGCAAACCTTTAGCTATGCCTTCCGAGTACTCTTGCCCAAAAACCTGAGCAAACATAGAGCTAAGAACAAGCGCTTCGCTACCTGTAGCTACACCGCCGATGATAGCTGGCATCTGCTGGGCTATAGAATTGATGGCTCCTTCAAACATGCGCCCGGCGTAAACCGGGTTCTCACCCATAGACTGCACTATGTTACGGGCTTCAGCCGCACGCTTACCAAACCTAGCAGCAAACTCGTCTGCGCCTAACAGATCAGCTACGGCTTGATTAATACCTAAAACACCTTGTTTATAGCCTTGTACGCCAGCCATAGCCCCGCGAATAACGGGATTAGCGTTTTTAAACTGTTCGTTTATCTCAAAATCAAACTGTGTAGGCTCTAGGGCACCTTCTGCTTGAACTGCCTGAATTTCTTTACCCGGCGCTACACCAAGTTGCGCACCACGTTCAGCAGCGGTTTTGGCAAACTCGGGCTTCTCCCCTGCCTCTATTAGACGTTGAGCACGTTCTTCTGCAGCTGGGGATAATTTCCGCGCAGGTTCAGGTAGCTTTTCTGCACGTTTATATTCTTGTGCACGTTGCCGGATAACGTCACCGACAGCACCACGAGCCTGCTCCATGTTGGCGCGTTTTTTAGGTGAAGCAGCGTCGTACTCAGCTTCAATAGCAGCACGTACTTCAGGGCGCAGCGGGGCTTTGCTAGGGGTTTTTACGGGGGCGGCTTCAACGCCAGTATCCATCACGCTACGGCTGGGTTTAATAGCAGTAGTGTCTTCGATGTTCTCACCCATAACCCCGTATCTTCCTTCTACGGGGGCAGGCTTAGCTTCTGCTTTAGGTGTGGGGAGCTGGCTAAGTGCGCTAGCCATATCCTCCTGACTCATCCCATCAGGAAACTCTACAGTGCCTACACCTATTACCTCGACGTATTGTGGCATTTACTTTACCCATTTCTTTTGCTCGGGGTCCCACCGCAAAGCTGGCGCGCTCGGTTTTGGTTCTTCTTTCTTAGGTTCCTTAGGTTCCTTAGTCTTAGGCGCAGGGGTAGCCGCTGCCGCTGCTTTTTTATTCAATAGCGGGTAATTAGCTTTTATATCGTCTGAAATTTCTTTGAGTAAGGCGGCTTCCGCGCTACCCGGGCTAGTAACCTTAAGCCCAGCTTTTGAGTCTTTTTCACGAGCTTCAGCAACTCTAGCCCTACCGACAGGGTCCATCTGTGTTGCATAAAACACTTCGTCCCTAAACGCTTTTTGGTCGTCCCTTCTTTGCCTATTGATATCCACATCGCTGAGTCTTTCGCCTTCCAGACCAACACGTGCATAAGCAGGGCCAGCGGATATAGCTGCCATAGCCGCTCTCGGGTTTGTAGCGTAGTCATCTATAGCGCGCTTCAACGCAGCAGCATAAGTCTTATCATCTGCTGGCATGCCTGCAGCGACGTCAGAAGCGTTATATCTATCTGCAATCTGGATCACCGCCGTTTTATTCTGGTGGCTTACTGAATTTCGCAGCTGCTGAATCTTTTCTCTTGTCGCTGCGTCAATCTCTTTGCCTTTTAGTTTACCTTGAATCCCGGCAATATCTTTAGCCGCTGTGTAGTAATCCTTACCAGCTTGGTCAATGCGAGCCTGAGCTTTGTCCGCATCACCAGTTTTGCGCAGGTACTCTGCTTCATTAAGCGCCGACAAAGAATCTTCAAGCTGGTCGTTTAAGCGCTTACGCTCTTTGGCATCAGTAATCTGGTCGGCAATAAGCTGCTGCCCGGCAGAGACCGCGCCACGCAAAGCGGAACCCGGAGTGTTACCCCAGCGCACCAAAAACTCGCTCAGTCTCATTTTTGCAAGTTCTTGCGTTTCAGCATCAATCTTAGCTTTACGTTCCTCAAGCTGAGTTCTACGTCCTGCCATCGGGTCTACTATGCCAAGCTGTTCACGCTCTTTAGCTATGTCGCCCATAAGCTGAGGCACCGACTTCTCCATGATGCCTTTTGCTTGCGTCTGACGCCCAGTCATGGAGGTCAAAGCAGACTGTAAGTCAGTAGCCGGTCCTGTTGCTGCTGGCGCTGCGGGGGCTGTAGGGGCAACGGGGTTAGGCATATCTTGCACGTCAGGAGCGCTAGTCTGCACATTGCTCATAACCTCAGGGTTTTTCTCACCTGACGTATCGGTGTACCCGCCCCCTACTTCTTCACGCATCTGCTTGATAGTGGGGTCTTCCTTTTCTTTTTTCTTACCTTTAGTGCCGCCACCCGCAAATGCAACGATGCCACCACCCGCCATACCGCGCAGGTGTTGACGACGCATAGTCTCGGACTGGAATATCTCTTTAGTGGCTGGGTCGGTCTCGGCGTCTTGCATTTTGGCCTGCAGGTCTTTATCCCGCATCATCTTGGCCATGTCAGTCAGCTTACCCTCGGACACACCCGTAGCTATGCCACCCGGTGCCAGCTTTACGACGCCGCCTTCTTTTTTACCACCGGGGAACGCCGTGTTGTACTGCTGCACTAGACCCAGACCGGTACCCAACACACCAGCAGCTTGCGAGAAAGCCGAAGGCTGAGCCTGATAAGCCTGAGTAGTAACAGCCTGCATAGGCAAGCCACGTAGCATGTTGGATAGCACACCCAGCTGCATGAGCGGATACTGTTGCTGCGTAGCGTAGTTCTGGATAGCCTGATTGATGACCTGCTGTTGTTGAGCTTGGTCTAGGCCACCCGCTTGCAATTGCGCCTGCAGCGTTGCCATATCTTGCTGGTACTCTTGCGCGCCTTGCTGACTAAGTAGCTGTGCTGCATTTAGAGACTGCCCGTACCCTTGCAGACCTAGGTTTGCACCAAACTGACGTGACTGTTCCTGTAGCTGTTGCGCTGCTTGCTGGGCTTGCAGGTTCTGCACAGCAGCTTGTAGATTTGCGTTTTGATTGGCTTGTTGCGCCTGCAAATACGCAGCTTGCTCGGCGTTGAATTGACCCATACCAGCGCCGTATGCCTGCTGCAGACCTTGAGCTTGAATGTCACCCAACTGAGTTGCTAGGTTACGCTGACGTTCTGCTTCCACAATAGCCTGACGAGAACCACCATAAGCACCTTGGCCCACGGCCTGAGCCTGTTGTTGGTTACGGGCAATCTCTGACGCACGGCGAGCCTCACGCTGTTGTGCATTTACAACGTTTTGCATGTAAGGCGACATATACGCACGGGATACGCCGGGCGCAGTGAAACTGTCTGAGTAGACCTGTTGCGGGCGACCAAGCTGAAACCGCTCCGCTACAAGAGGAGAGTAATAGCCACCAGCTACTGACTGTCCTGCAACACCACCCGCAATTTGGCTAGCCGCAGCAGTTTGCTGAGGGTTTATGTAACCCCCGATGCCGGATATAGCCTGCTGCTGTAGGGGGGTTAGTCCGGCTACTGCAGCCTGAGCCTGCTGAGTAGGGGTATTGGTGAATATGATCTGACCCTGCGCGTCGCGCACCGGCTGACCTTGAGCATTGGTCTGGAACGTAGAACCGTAGGGAATGTACTGCTGAAACCCTGTGGGTGTAAATTGTCCACCCACTTCCTTACCGGTGTAGACCTGACGCTGTGTAGCACCAAGCATTTGTTCGACGTACGGCTGGGCATACTCAGGGATATTGGTCTGATAGGACGTCGTCTGTGTGGGGCCACCGCCACCCCCCATGTGGAAGGTGAACCAGTCGATGTTAAACAGCCATTTAAAGATGTTCATATCCTTGCCCCTACAATTGTGTACTTCTCTTTAAGTCCGTACCGCCGCAACATGCGCACTATGGATTTGCGCCCTGCTGCCTCTATGTACGTCGCACCAAAACCCGTGACTAATGCACAGAGCTGGTTATATGTATCTTGGTTAATGATTAACTTGCCGCCTACACCGGTTATGAAAGCAACGCGATCATTAGGCCGGTTTTCAAAACTAATAGTCATAGCGCCGCTGATCTTTTCTTCCTCAACAGCTATCACCAACACCCACTGACCTGTAGCTACATAAGCTTTAATCTGGTCTAGTGTGTAGTCACCTTGCGCATGCGCTAAACCTGCGATTAAACACGACTCCACTTGTGGCCATAGCTGATGCCTGAACTCTAATGGTACATGCTGAATAATCATGCGGGCAGATGTTTATCTGCTTTAGAGTCCACAGCTACCTTACCTTTACCCACTGACCTTTTACGCCCACCTTGCACTCGGTCCATCATTGCATACAGCTTGCGGGCACCAGCATCTGTAGAGCCATTGCCAAGCTCAGACACAATACGCGCCGGAACTACAAATTCACCATCAGCAAGACGAGCAGGCTGCCTGCCCCCAATAGAAGCAGGAATTGAATCGCTAACTCCATCGCCGGGTCCTTTCAGTAGACGACCACCATCGGAATAACCACCTAAGCCGTACATAATGCCACCGCTTGCTGCTTCCACATCTGACATACCTTCTTGTGGGTCTTTTATTTTAGGTAGCGCAGACTTAATACCGTACTTTTTCATCATGGCTGACAGCTCAGCTTGTGCTGCTGATGCAGGGCTCATTAAATTTTGTGATCTGCTGCGCGGGACAATACCAACACCAAACCGTTCCGCAGTGGCTTTAGCCTGCGCTGCATCTTGCGCTACTTCATCAGGAGTTTTACCTTCTAGCATTGCTTTATAGTTAGGCTGCTTGGGTACTCCACCTTCAGCAAAAGTGGGCATACCGGTGTACGGGTCAAGTCTGTCTGCTGCGCCCGTACTAAAAACATCCTGCGGAATAGGGTTTTGAATACCGGGGTTTGCGTACGCTACTCGGGGTTGTTGCGACATCGGGTACATATTCATATTAGACATCGCTTCAACCGGACCACCATCAGCAAAGCCAGCACGCCCCGGCGTCGGGTATGGGTTAGGTGACCAAGCACGAAACTGCGACATATCCTGTTTTTTATACGACGGCTTACCCGGCTGTTCATTTTGACCAAACAGTCCTAGCTTTTTAGCAGCGTATCCAGCGCCAAGATACTGTAAAGATGTGGGGGCTTTTTTGTATCCTTCGTAAGCGTTAGAGGCGAAGTCACGAGCTAGATTAAAACCACGCTCTAGAGAATTCATTATTCCGCCGCTAGTAGATTCAGCGGCAGGTGGTGCTGCAGCTATATTTTCTACGGGCGCGGTATACCCGGGAAGACCTGCCACGCTTTCAGCCGCACCAGTAGGAATCTGACTCGTACCTGCAGTCATATTGCCGGGGAGTCCTGCAGGGGGTAGAGGTTGCGCACCAGCTATACCTTGGTTCATAACCTGAGCAGCGTTGTCCATAGACATTGGGCCTGTAGGCAGGCCAGCAGGCGGTAACGGCTGAGCCCCAGCCAGACCTTGCCCCATAGCTTGCCCGGCGTTCTGTAACCCCGTACCCATCGTTGTAGACTCGGCAACAGGTGTGCCTATACCTTGCAAAATACCTTGACCAGCACCAGCAACATCAGGGGGGATGGCGCCAGCCTGCATAGCTGTAACTAATTGAGGGGTTTGGGTAGCGGCTGCGGTAAGTTCAGTCGCTGCAGCGGGGCCAGCCATACTACCTAACGCGCCTATACCTGCACCTATAGTGGGGGCGGCAGCGGCGGCAGTTGTAGCAGCGGTTGCGGCAGTAGCGGCGGCGGCGGCAGCTTCAGCGGCGGCGGCAGTTTGGGCAAATGTAATAAATAGCGCCATCAGGACACCTCATTAAGTACTTCGGGTTCCTCTAAACCGGTCCCCCGTAAATTATGTAAGCAACACAGCACGACGTTGTCCGTGATGGACTGGAAGGCGTGCTTCTTCCCCGCAGGCACTGTGATTACAGCTGGCGCATCATACTGTGCTACCTCAACACCGTCCTGCCAAAACTTGACAGAGCCGCTTGCTAAAAGTGTAATGTGGTCATGAGCGTGGACATGTTGTGCCGCAACAGAGTGCACTTTATCTAGGGTGTAGGCCCTAATCCACATCCCGTCAACTTCTGCAAATTCTATATAGTCAGTCGTCATACGTAAATAAAGAAGGTTATAGGGCGGCCATTATTGCGTCAAATCATAAAAAGACAGGGAGCCAACAGCGTCCCCTGTTGTCGCTCCAGATACTGTTCTTATGGCAACAGTGTATGTATCGCTGACGTTAGCCAGAGACACGCCAAGCTGCAAGTCAAAGTTGTAACCCGTGGGGGCTGAAACGACGCCCGTGCCACCCGCTCCGCTGGTGGTTACGTAGTCTGTCTGTACAATTGACCCGTTTGCCGTTGCCGACGCAGATACATCAAACTGTACATTTGAGTCGGTCGCTACATTCGACCACGAGGCGCCAGTCAACTCTGCGTTTTTAATCAGGGCTACCTCATAGTTCTGGTTTGTGGTCGGCAGCACTTGTATTCTGTTTGGTAGCACTACGGAACCTAGAGTGGTATTCCCAAGCCGGATAGATACCAGTGGAAGGAATGTACTGCCGATAGTGCCAAGCACTGCGGTGCGTCGCGCCACATGATCTACAGACGTCTGCTCGAACCCACCCTCCGACACGACAGAAACACAGATAGCTTTCATCGACGCAGCTATGGCTGATGTAGTCGTGATCTCATACCGTACGGGCAGGATGGCCGTGGTCATGTAGACGTTGGTTATCTCGTTAGCATTGTTGAATGTATGGCAGACGATGTACTCACCATTGATGATGAAGCCACAACGCACGGAACCAACGCCAAGCCACTCAAAATCCATCCACAAAATCTGCGCCTTTGATGGGTCAAGCGTTAGTCCGCTTGCGCCCGTGCCATCCAGCTTGTCTCCGTTCCAGTCTGATTGATTCACCGTACGTGCATCGCTAACAGACCCAGTAACAAACGAGCGCAGTACAAACGAATACACACCGTCTACGCGCTGGAAGAACACGCCGTTCTGGGTATTGAAGTAGCCCACACGCTGCGTCAGATTTACGTTCTGGCTGCTGTCCATCACAAACGTTGCCAGCACTAGCAGACCTTTGCCGGGCTGATATGGGAACGACCGGTAAGATTGACGTATTACGGAACCTACGCCTGCGCCAGTCACTTCCATCTTGACCGCAGCCTCATTAGACAAGAATGATGTTGTGCCGGTGCCTGTTGTAGCTACATCAAACTGGTTGTCTGCCGCGTATCTGTTCTGGCTATCAAACAGCGTGTATGGCTGACTTACTCGCAGCCGACCAAAGGCATCCACATTGGTGCCCCCGATTGAAACGGGTAGTGTTGATGAGTTAGCCATAAGCTGTGCAATAAAGTTGTCTAGCTGCGAAAAATACAGGCGCAGGACGTTATTAAGCTGGTCTTGATACTGACGGCTATAGTCCGTAGGCGCAACTGGAAGCGCCGGAGCTTTTGTCCGAGAAAGCGTTACAACTTCCGTAGTAACAATCTGTGTGGTCATCGTCTGCCGTCCGGCCTGATGTCGATGCGAGGCACGCCTAGCTGCCACTGACAACCTAGCTGGTCTGAGCTGACTCTAAACGCCATCTGCCTGCCACGCAGTCTTGTGTACACAATCTGGGTAAACTCCTGCACCGTGTAGTTACGCACGCTGTTGTAAGACTGCGCAGAGGCCACCGTCGGTGTGTCTGCCGTACCGTATGGTGCACCGGGGTTATACCGTGGACGTACCGTAAACGTCACCTCTGGCGTGTTAGGAGTAGCCGTGCTTGACCCATCAAACGTAATGTCCGGGATCATCCGCCACACGAAGCCGTAGTTGTGCCCGTCACCGATGTCAAAGTCTGACGACTGAATATAAGAGCTGATAGGCAGCACCGTGCCGTTAGCCTCAATGTCATCGTTACCCTTCTCATGGAATACAACAGTATGGCTATAGGTCGCGGCTTGCGGGTACTCGCGCAGGGGGCTGTCCAGCCATGCCGTACGGTTCAAAGTGCCGTAGTACCAGACTTGGTCAAGGTAGTTATAGATGACGTAACGATCTACGACTGTGCTGTTGGCTGAGCAGTAGAACCACCAGACCTCGCTGTAGCCCTCGTTAGTGCCAGCAAAGAACTGATCTGATTGCTCAAGGTTAATATCCCCAAACACATACTGACGTAGCGAGCAAGGCAGCGTCTCAACACGGCCAGAGTAAGCATAGAACTTATCCACGCCCATCCAGTAGGTAATGTTGTTTGCTGTGGCTATAGCGTTAGGGCCAGCGATAGAGATGTTGTCCGAGAGGATATTAAAGCCCCAGACGTACGGCGGCCCTAGATACTGCATCGAGAACAGCGCAGCATCCGTGAACACTAGAATTTCTTGTCGAGTCTGCTGGGCAGTAATAATGCTTGAGCCCGAAGATAGCCTAAAGCTGCCCGCCTGATTAGTAGCGTCCGGTGCCCAGACCTGATAATTCTCCTGATCTGACCAGCGAATAAGCATAGGGTCTTGGGTGGTAGAGCCGTAGTCGTTAACCCCAAAAGCAATGACGAACCTACTGGAGTCCGACACTAAGACAAACTCAGCCACCGACGGGCAATCTGTGTCGGTTTGATAAACGCCAGAGCTTGTGGAAGAGAGTAGCTTAGCCGGAGTAGAAAACAACAGGTTACCTGCGCCACTATAAGCTGGCACCCACATGTACAGCGCGCCACCACGGGGGTTAATTATCAGGTAGTCGCCATAGTTAGCCTCAGACCACAGACGCAGCTGCTGTGGAATGCCTGACGCCGCTGACTGACCCCAGCCGGTGTATCTAGCTGCGTTGTAGACGATAGTACCGTTAGCATGCGTCGCCGCCACGGTACCGTTCGCGCCTCGTGTGGCCCCAGTGAATGTCGTAGCCGTGTTGCCTGTATAGGTCGCCAGCTCCGAGTTAATAAGCACCGTGCCAGTGGCGTTAGAGAAGCCCGTGGTAGATGTGACGGTTATTGTTGTGTTTGTTGAGTTAAGGTCAGCCGACAGCGTAGTCTGCTGGGCACCCAGCACGTAGCCACCCCATAGCCCCGCACCCCAGCCTGCAGCGAAGCCAAACACCTCCTGACCGACGTTGATCTGATATGTGGCAGTGACGGTACCCCCGCCCGTTGCGCTGGATGTCGCAGCGCTTGGCGCTTGTATGGTGTACGTGTTGGTGTTGACGTACGTAATCTCAAACTCACCGTTAAGATCAAGTCCACCTACCGTAGTAGCACCAGAAAAAGTCACATAATCGCCGTCGATTGCACCGTGGTTTGTGTCCGTCACGGTAACGGTTTTAGAGCCGGAGGTCGTGGTGAAAGGGTCAGTAAGTGTAGCTACTTCCCGAACAGGGGTGATGTCATTGTACGCACCGCCGCTCTCAACGTAGTACTTGACGTTAGTGCCGACACCTAGCAGGTTATAACCCCGCGTAGTCACCCAGTTCCACAGCGACCGCGCTACGCCCAGATAGGTATTAGGTGATATAGGCTGCCAGCCGCCTAGCTTTTGTGGGTAACCCGAACGGAAACGAATTTTGTCGCACTCAAACCAGCCACCCTCGTTAGCGAGTGTCGTCGATTCCCTGTTTACACCCGGACGAAGCTGTAGTTTCTGTAATGGCATTTATTACTCGCATTAAACTATCTTCGCGCCCGTTTGTAGTTGCGCTAGTGTCAAACCTCCGGTGTACTGAAAATGCGGGTACTCTTTAAACCGCTTCCAGTCCCCTGCCCATTCTAAGCCTGCTGCTTTACCTAGTGCACCGACTTTTTGCCAGACTTCATCTTTGACGTCCCAGCGGGGTTTACCAGCCACTATAGGAACGACATCCACGGCGCAACGATGGTTATGCCAGCTTTGTCCGGCCTTAGCGTTGGTCACAATTTTTCCCGGCTTTGTGCGGCCTTGCGCGTACAGCGCATCTTGGCTGGCGTTATCACGGTACGTGCTTGTCACCAGTAGGTCAATCCCTTGCGCCTTGGCGCTATCCAGAAACTTCTGCACCCGCACTTTTACTGGCGGCAGCAGCTCGTCCAGACTACGGGAATTAATCATTCTTGCTGTCAGCAGTAAACATACCAACCAGACCTGCCAGACCAAGGCCAGCGGTCACAATAGCTTCACCCAGCTGCGGAGCGATGGGCACGCCGATAGCGGTCAAAAAAAGAATGGCACCGCGCCATGTTGAGGGTTCTTTAGCCCGTGCAAGTACGTAGTCTCTCATGCTGCCTCCGTTGCTTTCCAAGAAGTTGTAGCCTCATCCCATGAGTACATGCCGCCATCTGTCGGCATATCGACAGGAGCCTTCCACTGGCAGGTATCTTCGTTCAGAACCCACGAGGCAAAAGGTTTGGGAGGGATAAATGCATCGCGCTGCTCGTCAAAGGTGTAACCCTGACCAGCGTAGTTCTTGCGCTTGTTGCCGTTGTAGCTGGTCTGTACCCAGCGTCCACCCAGCAGGCGCTCGCAGAAAGCCGCACCGATGTGCTCCTTCTCAATACCGTTAGCGTCAGCGGTGTCACGGTTATCTACAACAATCACTTGCTCGACCACATTGTTAGGGCCAAGCTTTGCAAAGTGAGCCATCATTCTTCTCCTAATTGCAGTCCAGTTAAGCTCTCATCGACACCGATGTGCCCCTTGAGAAAGGTATTAAATGCAATGCTGACACGGGTTTGCGTGCCGACTTTTGTTTCAACCATGTGCTCAAGATGCGACGGAAACAGAATCAAGTCGCCTGCACCTACCTCAAACCACCAGCTTTCAGAGTTCCAGTGATTCCATGTGGCAGGCTGCACCTTGATACGCTCATAGCCGCTCTTGTAAAAGTAAATCTTGTCCACTGACCTGTCAGCCTGCGGATAGAACACACCACTGATAAAGCTATTCGGGTGAGCATGTTTATGGTGGTACTGCCCCGGGTCAGTGTAGTTCGCCCACGACTGCGTGACATACAGCGCAACATCGCCCTTGGGGTCATGCACTGTCTTGAAGTATTCCAGCATCGCGTCTTCAATAAAGTCACGGATGTCTGTCAGTTCCTTATCCTTCAGGATTGTTCGGTTCGCGCTGGTAATGTTTCCTTGGTTTGGATACTTGTCCTGACCAAGGATAAAGTCCAGTTCCGTCTTCGTCAGATCACGACCGAGGCGAAAGAAGCCGATAGGCAGCGGGAAAAGGTTGTGGATGTTCATGCCACCGCCTTGTCAAACTCACGCTGACGGCCTAGCAGTTCATCCAATTGCTGCTGTGTCCAGATGGTGTTGATGCTGTCCTCGAAGGCTTTGATCTTCTCCATAGTCTCATGTACTTCTTCCATCGTCGGGCAGGGGCGTGGGTCATCCCACAGGCTGAAGAAGTTGTTGGTAATCTCCCAACGAGCACCCGGACGTAGCAGGTGCATCGCTGTATCGATACCGTAAAGCATGTAGACCTTACTTTCCATTCTCACTCTCCCTTTATGAGTTTAGTTTTAGGATAACCATTCCTGAGCCGCCTGATCCGCCGTTACCACCACTTCCTCCTCCGCCGCCGCCGCCACCGCCAGTGTTTGCAACTCCATTTGAACCGGCAACACTTTGAACTGCTCCGTTACCACCACCACCAACACCTCCCACTCCTATGGTTCCAGAAAAACGTGTGCCACCCCCACCGCCACCAGCGTAAGTTACGCTGCTTCCTGTAATTGTTGACGCGCTTCCAGCCCCGCCATTTCCGCCAATATTGTCGCCACCATTTACACCATTAGCCGCTGCACCGCCCCCGCCGCCACCAGCTTGGTTTGTTACGTTAACGGAACCCCCTCCGTTGTTTCCTTGAGAAGGGGTTGTGGCTGGAGTATTTCCATTGCCGCCAGAATTTCCAGAATTTCCACCGCCACCAGAACCACCAGCTCTTGCATCATTATTGCCGCCAGAAGACCCGCCACCACCACCAGCAGATGTTATCGTGCTAAAAACAGAAGTAGTGCCATTTCCTCCGGTGTTGTTTGGGCTTGCTACGCCACCAGCTCCACCAGCACCAACAGTGATTGCGTAAGACTGACCCCCAACAACAGGAAAAGCGGTGCCAGTTCTAAATCCACCAGCCCCACCTCCGCCACCGTGGTTATTCCCACCACCGCCACCACCAGCAACAACAAGATAATCGACGCTGGTAACGCCCGGAGGACATGTCCACGAGCCTGATGTTGGGAATGTCAGTACTCCTGTCTGTGGAGCTAGATACTTGATGATGACAATACCGCTGCCGCCTGCGCCGCCTGTTTTATTTGAGACAGGAGAACCTTGGCCTCCAGCTCCGCCACCTCCGCCTCCGGTATTTATAACTCCGTTACTTCCATCTGCATTCCCAGAACCTCCATCCCCGCCACCGCCATTACCACCAGTGCCAGCAGTTCCTCCATAGCCATTACCCCCTCCACCACCGCCGGCATAAGTTACGCTGCTTCCAGTTATTGTGGACGTTGTTCCATTGCCACCATTGCCAGATAAACTTGCGGAACCAGAGGCACCGGCAGCGGCAGCTCCTCCTCCTCCGCCACTTGGATAAGGAGATGTTATAACGCCATTATTCCCACCACCATTATTTCCTTGAGATGGATTGGCAGCAGGGGTATTTCCTATGCCCCCGGTTATAGTAGAGGCACCAGATCCACCACCACCACCGCCAGATCCGCCATTCGCTCCTGCTGTTTGGTCTTTCCCGCCACCGCCGCCGCCATTTGATGTAATGGTGCTGAATATGGAATTTTGTCCGTTTGTCCCGCTTCCTTGTGGAGAAGCAGTACCTCCAGCTCCACCGCTACCAACAGTTATTGTGTAAGTTTGTCCGGGTATTACAGGAAAAGATGTACCAGTTCTAAACCCACCCGCGCCACCGCCGCCGGTTGTTGTTCCTCCTCCACCACCACCACCCCCAGCCACTACAAGGTAATCCACCTGCGACACACCATCCGGGCATGTCCACGAGCCAGTAGAAGTAAATGACAGTACGACAGTGTTAGTAGGAATGCCGGGCCACACGCCAGCTTTGATGGCTTGCAGAGCCTGCTGCAATGTCCAGATGCCCGATGCCTGAGTCGTGCTCGGCAACCTCGGAGCTTTCGTCATTATTCTGCCGGGATAATCACTCATGTCTTACCTGTTAGTTGAACTTAATAATGACAATTCCTGAGCCACCGGTTCCGCCTGTACCGCCATTTGTGGCCCCGCCACCTCCTCCGCCAGTGTTTGCAGTTCCGGTTCCGCCACCACCAGCACCACCACCACCCGCGCCTCCAGAGCTTGCTGGGCCAGCATTTCTTCCGCCGCCGCCACCGCCAGCATATGTAACGGAAGCCCCTGATAAGGTTGAGACAGTGCCGTTGCCGCCGTTTCCATTTACGGAACCAGAAATACCATCTTGACTTGCGCCACCGCCGCCGGACATACGATAGT